GGCCACCTCAAAGAATATGACGATACGCCAAATGCGGAACGTATACACGAGCGCCACCGTTCAGGTACCGGTACAGAAATATCGGCCGATGGTACATACACGAATATAATCAAAGGTGACCATTACAGTATCATAGACGGTAACCAGCAGGCCTACGTACAGGAGAATCACGACCTGACCATTAATGGCCGTTATAAGTTATATATCAATAAGAATGGCCAAACGAATAATCACTATGATATACAGATAGGGCCAGGTGCAAATGTAAATATACAGGTGGATAATGGTGATATTAATTTACACACATTGACTGGCCGTTTAAATTTAAATAGTGGCGGCGATACGAATTTAAAGGTAGGTGGTTCTTTAACAATAGATGTAGCCGGCAATTTGGTACAGAACGTAGAAGGCAATACAACACAACAAACTACAGGCACAGTGATTGTGCGTGGTTCAACGATTGATCTAAACCCATAAAGGCCAGTGGTGGAACTGGAGAGCAATCGTAATCTATAAATGCAATAACATCAAGACAAGGTAAGTATGGCCCATACCAGCTGGCCAGAATCTCTCACTTAAAGAGCATCAAAAAATTTCCTGGTGGCTTGACACTGTTCCAGGTTTGATATATAATGAGTATATGTCACAATGGAATAAAAAAGCAATATGGTCTGATATACTATGGATTGGTGGTACTACGCTGGCCACCTATTTGTTTTGTTTAGTTTACGGTTATATTTAGATTATGAAAACAGTGGTGTACACAAGAGAAGAAACAGTTTCTTGTGATGGTTATGACGAGATACAACAAGAGGCAACTCATCCTTTGGTCTATTATACACTAAAGGAATATAAGGACGGCCAGACTAAAGCAGTTTGTTTTTATTGTGGTAAACAATTCATATACAAAGAAAGCATATAAATAAACATATGGGTATAGTCAGATCATCAACTACAGTATCTTTAAAACAGAAGAATAATAAGGTTCATATCAAACAACTTAAACTTCCTTTTAAGGATCAATTAGCAAACCCTACGGCCAATATAATTGAAAACATAATAAAAAATCTAGGTGTATCTGGAAGTATTTCTTGGATATCAGATCACAATAGAGGTGATCCTGTTTATGACGGAGGTTGTTCTATCAATATAGTTGTCACAGGCGATCCTGTTAATGTTACAATTGATGATAAATTACAAGTTTATGAATCAGCATTAATTGATGAACGTGCTTCACAAGTATATCTATCGGACGGAAAAACTCGTAGTATATTTAAGTTGTCTATTAAATCTAAATCGTTTGACGAAGTGATTGAAATATTAAAACCTTATATAATCTAAGGATTGTTTGGCGACATTGGTACGTCAAATATAAAAGCAATTCTCTCACAATTCCCTATATTCTCGGCCATATGGTTCTTCTTATTGTTAAACCAGAAGAATGTACCTGGTTCTATAATGACTTCTTCTTTTGTAAATTCTAAATCACCTTGGTCCCAAACACTGTATCTATAAGTGCCTGTGATACTCAAATGATAACGGTCTTTTGTGAGATAATACTTTCCTTCATCTATATGTTTGCCTGTTATTTCACCAATCGGTGTTTTAAGAAAAGCACAACGACCTAATCTTCTACCAAAGTTATTTTCGGCCAGGAATCGTTGGATCTCGGTGTGTCTTGAAGTGGCTTCAGTAGGTACACATATTTCTGTGTCACCAATAAACTCACCAGGTTTTGAAATACCTCCCATAACTAATTGAAGTACACCTGATTTAACTAAACGAGTATGAGGATCTTGGCGATCAGTGCCTTTCATACGGCCTACATTACCCCAATCTTCAGGATATTGTTTCAACTGTTTTACAATACCTGATACGTCTATATTCTCTTTTATTATACGTATGTTCTTCATTTACGAAGTATATCTTTAAACATTAATATCCAAAGACCAATTACTGTAATCACAGCCACGAAGAATAATGTACTCAATATTAATTCTAACATATTAATTACACCACGACTCTTTTGCAAGACCGTAATATTCTCTTGCATATCCGTTTTTGATTAATAACACACGTAATGATTTACCATCAATTAATACATCACCTAATACACGACCACCAAACTTATCCCAAGTGGCAATGGCAATCTGTATTTTTTTACCATTCGCAATTGTAGTCTTTGTAAATTCAGTTGCAGCTAAACCCTTTGTGTTTTCTTCTGGGCATTTAGCACGAAATCCTTTTTCTGGTGTATCAACACCATAGACACGAATCAATAATTCTTTTTTAAGTGGATCTGGTAGAAACTTTGCTTCGAAACCTACAGTATCACCATCTAATACTCTTGTTAATTTATAATCATACACTTTCATTTCTACTTCCTTCGCCAGCGCCAAAGACGGTAGAAACATTAATATTAATAATAATATTCTCATACTCTTAATATATCACTATTTGACTATTTTGTCAACAGCTTTTTGATTTCTTCATACCAGTAAATACCACCATCTCTTAGTCTATCATTCGAATCACGTAGTTTTTCCATACGTCTTTTGAAATAGGCCAGTTGAGTGCGGTTTAATAAGTCTTTATTCTCAATGTAATTAATAATATGGTCTATATCAGGACAAGTAAAGTCAGGTATCTTTGGTGCTTTTTTCTTTAAAGTTTTTAAATTAGGTTTTCTACCAGCCACGTTTTCTTCTACCTTTTAAAGACAATATTTTAAGTTTTTTTAACTGTTTTAGTCTTTTTAAATATCGTTTTGTTTGGCAAAAGATAGAGATGTAAATATATCCTAGACCAGCAATGATACTGGCAAGTATGAATAGGCCTACGTATAGATTGTTCATGTACCCTTTGTTTGCAAATCAAAGGGTGCCTAGTGAACTAGGCACCTGAAATATAGATTGTTATTATTCTTCGTCTGTTTCGTCTATTTCTTCGTCCTCATCAGAGTCGGAAATATCTTCATCAGAAGAAACATTTATAGTATCTTCTAGGTCGTATAATAAATCGTCAATTTCAGATTGTTTTTCTTTTATAGCTTCAATTATATCTTCAGGAGTCTTTATTTTTTTTCTGCCCATTGTAACTCCTTGGTTAATTGGTAAGAGTATTTATATAAATAATATTATAAATGCACACAGACAGAACAAATAGTTTACATAACTATAATGCAGGTAACTTCCAAGAATATGATTATGAACGTGAATGGATGGAATGTGTTTGGAATATTACCTATAAACAAATTGATTTGGTAACAGCGTTTTATTATCCTTGGATAATAAATGAAAATAGTTCTAAGATTCGGTAGATTGTAATTCTTCTTTTATTTGGTCAACTTCTTCGCACCAATCAGCAATTTCTTCTTTTAACATTACATTAGAAAAGCCTTTATACTTTACAAGATAACATTTACCAAAGGCGCCTGTATAATTGATGTCTTTAATTACTGGTTTTTCCATTATTTTATTATTAGATTATAAATTAATCCAATCGCATTGACAGATGCCAAAGTAAGATTGGTTACAATTAATGCAGGTTCTTTCCACATTATACTTACCACTAGCCAAAGTAATCCACCAATTAAATATAATATTGGTCCCAAAGGATAAATGTTTAGTGATGTCATTGCAGTTGCAACAACTAGAACGGCCGTCGCTAACCACTTTAAATTAGTATCTAAGGCTTTCATATATTCCTATGTAATCAGCGAAGTAATAGAAGCCGAACATTAAACCGTAACCGAATGCTACTATTGCAGCAGCAACTAGTAAACTTTTTATATCATTTTTTGTCATATTATTATTAATTGTTAATATACATATAATATACACTGTATTTTTACTTAAAACAAGCGAAAAGCGACACATTTTTAAAGAAATAAAGCAGTAAAATCAATAACTTAACAACTATTTTTTGTTGTACTATGTTTGTTCTTGTGTTTTTTATAAAAAAAATCAATATTTTTCAAAAAGAATCACACTAAATAGTAAAGTATGGCAAGAAAAGTTGCAGGAAACACAAATTCCTCAAAAAAAACAAGCAAACCTAAAAGAACAAACATTGGCCGTGGATTTCACAGCAAATGTATGATGAATAAACATAAAAGAAGAAGTTTTAAAAAATATAGAGGTCAAGGAAGATAAAATGCCAGCAATTTCCAGAGTACAATTAGACAAACACATTGGTCACGCTTGTATAATTGAACCTTATCATCAAACTCCTTATAAAACAGGTTCGGAAAATGTTTTTATAAATGGTGCTGCTGTAGTTAGAATAGGAGATGAGTGTGCCTGTTCAGATATAGCTGTAGAAGGAAGTAATTCTGTGTTTGTAAACGGTATTGGCGTTCACAGAAAAGAAGATGCAACAAGTGGACACGGATGTTGGGTAGCAAACAAATCAGCCAGTGGTTCTCCTAACGTATTTGCAGGATAATATGGCAGAATTAGATGCTTCAGGTTTAACATTTACAAGTCAACCAACAAAAGCAGAAACAGAACGTTTTGAATATGTTGCTTTTGACTATATTGATAAAAATCCAGGTATAGTAGGTAATTCATTTCAAAGTTACATTGGAATTTATTATAATGATAACGGAGATAATACAGAATGACAATAGTTAAAAGAAGTACAAAAGGTACAGCATTAACCTACGCTGAAATGGATGAAAATATACGTGATTTGTATGAAGATACAGATATTGACCGAGTATTAGCAAATGGTAACACAACTACAAGAAATTTAATAACAACAGGTACAATAACAAGTACAGGTTTTCAAACAACAGGCACTTCAGCTACATTATCAGATGCAAAAGGTGAAATAAGAAGTGTACCACAAGAAACAAAAAGTACAAGTTATGTTTTACAAAGTTCAGATCACGGAAAACACATTTCAACAACAGCTGGTGTAACTTTAAACACAGGAATATTTACAATAGGACAAAACGTTACCATATTTAATAATTCATCTTCTTCTATTACAATAACACAAGGAACAAGTGTAACAATTTATCTTGCAGGTACAGCAAATACAGGTAGTAGAACATTGGCTCAAAGAGGTATTGCTACATTATTATGTGTAGGTACAAACACTTATGTTATTAATGGCGGCGGCCTTTCATAAAATAATTTATGACTGTATATCCTTTATTAGTAGGTAGTGGTGGCAAAAAATTTATCGAGGCCACAGGTGGAACAATATTTCAACAAACAATAGACTCAATAACTTATAACGTACATAGATTTGATCCAGGAACTTCAGGAGATTTTGTAATTACTTTTGCTCCAGGAGGAGCAACTGTAGATGTAATTATGTGGGGAGCTGCAGGAGGAAGATCAGGTTCAGGTGCAGGAGCTAACGGAGGCGGAGGTGCTTACGCTCGTACTTCAGCATTATCTGTAACACAAGAAACTTTAAATGTAAGTGTTGGTGGAGGAGGTTCAACAGCCACAGGAGGTTGCACTACAGGAAATGGAGCTGCAGGAGGATCAGGACCACTTTTAGGTAAAGGTGGAAATGGAATGGGAGCTGGCACAGGAGGATGTTCTGGTGCTGGTGGCGGAGGAGGCGGAGGAACTTTTTTACTTCGTAGTGGAACAATTTTAGTTGCTGCGGCCGGAGGCGGAGGCGGAGGCGGCGGCGAAGGAGGAGGCCGAGGCGTAGGAGGAGCCGGCGGCGGCGGAGGAAATAATGGAAGTAGTTCTAATACTGGTCGTGCAGGAGGAACTACTGGTAATCAAGCAGGACAAAATGGTCAAGATGGTTATACTCCAGGAGGAGATCAAAGTGGCGGAGGCGGAGGCGGAGGAGGTTATAATGGAGGAAGTTATGCACCTGAACCAGGAGGAGATACGGCTGCCGGCGGAGGTGGAGGAGGTTCCAGTTTTGCAACCGAAGTTATAAATGGAAATAATGGTGGAAGTGCAGGTAATAGTTCAGATTCTTTAAATGCAGGCAGTTATGGTAATGCAAATGGCCAAGGTGGTGTTTGTTATATAAGATATCCAATATCAAACTAATATGAGTAATATAAAAATTAAAAAAAACGTAATAACAAATGAATGGATTGTATCCGAATTAAATAACGATCATAATTATACTTATATAGATGTACATATAGGTTTTTATAATAATAATTCAAATATAGTTGAATTTAATACATTAAAATTTGGTTGTGAATTATATTTAAACGACATAAAATTAGATTCAAAGAATTATCCACCAGAAAACGTTAATATGTTTAAAACTCAATCTGAATATTTGCAAGTTATTAGGTTTAATTGTGAATCTTCAACAACTTACAAAATAAAAGTATGGATTGATAATTTTGGTATATATGAAGATAAATTTATTACCTTTACTACGCCCACTATACCTGATTATGTAGAAGAATTTAAATTACATCACAACGGTAGATCACCTGAAGATTTGATATAAATATAGTAATATGCCAAATTACGATGCTGGTTCTTTAAACAGAAGTAAAAGAGCCACAAAACAATATAGAGATTTAGACTTAGATTTTGGTCGTAATACGGTTACAAATGACGTTAATAAAATAACAGATGTTGAATCTGTTAAAAGAAGTGTAAGAAATTTAATTAATACATCACACTTTGAAAGACCTTTTCATCCTGAAATAGGTTCAAATATAAGAGCGATGTTATTTGAATTAATGACACCATTAACTGCTTTGAATCTGCAAAGAAAAGTACACGAGGTGTTACAAAATTTTGAACCAAGAATTAAATTGGTTCAAGTGTCAGCAAGACCTGATATTGATAGAAATTCATATGATTTGAGTATTTACTTTTATGTTATTGGTTCTACTGAATTGGTTACAGTACAAACATTTTTAGAAAGACTAAGATAAGATGGCAAGTAATAAATTAGAAGTATCAGATTTTGATTTTGATAGCATAAAAGCAAATTTAAAAACATTTTTACAAAGTCAAACAGAATTTCAAGATTATAATTTTGAAGGTTCAGGCTTTTCTATACTTTTAGATGTGCTAGCATACAACACACACTATCTAGGCTTCAATGCTAATATGTTAGCAAACGAAATGTACTTAGACAGTGCTGACATACGAAAAAATATTGTATCATTAGCTAAAATGTTAAACTACACACCATCATCAGTAAGATCGCCAGCAGCGAGTATAGATATTGAAGTAAATGATGCAACAGGCTCAACTTTAACATTATCAAAAGGCACAATATTTACAACTACAGTTTCAGGAGTAGGTTATCAATATTTAACAAATCAAGATTATACAATTACTCCTATAAATGGTATATTTAATTTTTCAGATATAGATATTTACGAGGGCACGTTAGTTACATTTAGATATACAGTTGATAATGAAGATCCAGACCAAAAATACATAATTCAAAATGCAAATGCTGATACAACAACACTCAAAGTATCAGTACAAGAAAGTTCTACAAACACAACTACAAACATTTACTCTTTAGCAGGCGGTTTTAATAATGTTACAGATACATCTAAAGTTTATTTTTTACAAGAAGTAGAAGATGGTAAATTTGAAGTTTATTTTGGCGATGGTGTTTTAGGTGCGGCTGTTTCAACAGGCAATATAATAATTTTAGAATATATTGTTACAAATAGAGATGAATCTAACGGAGCTTCTACATTTACTTTAGCAACAACTATAGGTGGATTTTCTGATATTACTGTTACAACTAAATCTATATCACAAGGTGGCAGTGCAGCTGAGTCTAAAGAGTCAATTCGTTTTAATGCACCATTAGGATATGCTACACAAAATCGTGCTGTAACAACTTCTGATTACGAAACAATTGTAAGATCAATTTATCCTAATGCTCTATCAGTTAGTGCTTGGGGCGGAGAAGATGATGAAACTCCTGTTTATGGTACAGTTAAAATTGCAATCAAAGCGGCCAGTGGTTCTACATTAACAACTTCTACTAAACAAAATATAGTATCATCATTAAAAGCTTTCAATGTTGCTTCAGTAAGACCAGTAATTGTAGATCCTGAAGTTACAAGTATATTAATAACTACGAATGCCAAGTATGATGCAAGACTGACTTCAAAATCATCAGATACTATAAAATCAAATATCATTGAATCAATATCTGATTACAACACAAACGTATTACAAAGATTTGACGGTGTTTTTAGACATTCTAAAGTAATAAGTTTAATCGATAACGCAGATACAAGTGTTATTTCAAATATTACATCAATTAAAATTAGAAAAAATTTTACACCCATATTGAACTCATCTATAAGATATGATATTTTTTTTAGAAATTCATTATTTAATCCATTTTTAGGATATGCAGCTGCACAAGGTGGTATTTTAGAATCATCTGGTTTTAAAGTAAGTGGCGATACTACTAATATTTATTTTTTAGATGATGATGGTGAAGGTAAAGTAAGAAGATTTAAATTAGTAAGTGGTATTAGATCATACGTAAATAATAATCAAGGAACAATTGATTATACAACAGGACAAATTACTCTTACATCTTTAAATATAACCTCAATTGAAAATATAAGAGGTGCTTTATCTACAGTTATAGAATTAACAGTAAAACCAAACTCAAACGATATTGTTCCTGTAAGAGATCAAATTATAGAAATTGATATAGAAAATATTTTAGTAACAGTGCAAGCCGATAGTTTTTTGAACGGAGCATCTGACGCTGGAATAGGATATACAACTATCCCTAGCTATTAATTATTATGGCTACATTTAAAGATAAACTTTCAAACCTCATAGGTTCACAAGTACCTGATTTTGTACTTGACGATCATCCTAAATTTTTAAAATTTTTAGAAACTTATTATACTTTTATGGAGGCTGCCGAATTATCGGTTACTTCTATTGAAACAACTGATGGTATTCAATTAGAAACTGAAACTAATCAACAAAATAATTTATTATTAGATGGTTCAAATATTGGTTCAGATATAACACCATTAGATGAAGGTGATAAATTAATTTTAGAAAGTTCAGCTTTTGGTAAATTTACAAGAGGTGAAATAATTAAAGGTCAAACATCTAAATCAACATCAACAATATTAACAGAAGATCTAACAAATAATAGATTAATTATTGTTGCACAAGATAAGTTTATTCAAGGTGAAACAATTTTAGGGTTATCTTCAAACGCAAGTGCTGTAATCAATAATTATAAACCAAATCCAGTAAATAATATACAAGAGTTATTAAACTTTAGAGATCCTGATAAAGTTATATCAAATTTTTTAAGTCAATTTAGAAATGAATTTTTAACTACATTACCTGAAAATTTAAATGTTAATGTAAATAAAAGAAATTTAATTAAAAATGTAAAATCATTATATAAACAAAAAGGTACAAGAGCAGGACACGAAGTTTTTTTTAGATTATTATTTAATGAAACATCAGAAACATTATATCCACGTGAACAAATGTTAAGAATATCAGATGGTAAATTTACAACAAATAAAATTTTAAGATCAATAGATTTTTCAGGAGATTTAAATGATTTACTAGGTCGTGAAATAACAGGTCAAACTTCA